AAGCAGCTAGATACTAAGAAGCAGTTCTTGGATATGATGGCAAAAGCGCCTACACCGTCCGAGCAGCGTAAGGCACTACTTGCTATGTTTGCGGAGCGAGGTATCAATCCGATCGAGCAGTTGCTGGAGTATACAGATGACAAAGATGTACCGGTAAAGGAGAAGATTGCATTGTGGAAGGAGTTAGCTAGTTACACGCAGCCGAAGTTAAAGAGTGTCGACGTCCAGGCAAATGTCACTGGGGAGTTCAAGGTGTTGACGGTAGATTATAGTAAGATAGCGAAGTCGGAGATAGAGGAGGCAGAAGTAGTTGACATTGAGCCAGACTATGATGAGTTTATAAGTGACCAAGATAAACATGGCAATTGATAGCGACCACGACGAATTATTTGACAGGATCCGAGGGAACTTGGGCGAGCACTTTTCTAATTACATGTTCATTGTTATGGATGACGATGGTGACTTATTCTACGATTATCCGAATCACAGGGTAGGTAAGATGTTATTAAAAGAAACACATGAAGACATGAGCAGTGAGTTCTTGGAGATATCCTGGGACGAAGACGACGACGAAGAATAATGGATGTACAAATACCAGCAATGGGGTGGCAACCGAGAAAGTATCAGTTGCCCCTTCTCAAGTATATGACACAGACGAAGCGCAGCTTGCGAGCGTGCGTAGCTTGGCATCGACGTGCAGGAAAGGATCTGACCTGTGTGAACATTATGGCGATCAAGGCGATGCAGCGAGTGGGCACGTACTGGTATATTTTACCGTATGCGAATCAGGCGAGGCGTATTGTTTGGAATGGTATGACTGGCGAGGGCAAAAAGTTTATTGATTATTTCCCAAGGGAAGTAGTAGAGAAGAAGAGTGAACAGGAGATGCGGATACACCTGAAGAATGGTAGTGTCATACAGTTGATGGGATCTGATGACCCTGACAAGATGGTGGGAGCGAACCCTGTTGGATGTGTATTCTCTGAGTATAGTATTTCTGATCCAGCTGCGTGGCAGTTGATCAATCCGATCCTGGCAGAGAATGGTGGGTGGGCGTTGTTTAATGGAACGCCTAGAGGAGAGAACCATTTCTACAAGCTGCTGTTGCATGCGCAGGCAGACAAGAACTGGTATAGTAGTCATCTGTCCGTGAAGGATACTAAGGCGATCACGCCAGAGGAGCTTCGCGTAGCTCGAAACGAGTTGAACAACGAAGCAAGATTCCAGTCGGAATACATGTGTTCGTTTAAAGTTCCTGTGGAGGGAGCGTACTACGGTGACCAGATGAACAAAGCGTACAAGGAAAAGCGTATCGTAGAAACATTAGGAGTAGAGTCGACGTTACCGGTACACACTGCGTGGGACTTGGGTATGGATGATGCGACGACGATATGGTTCGTGCAACTATATCGTAATGAGATACGAGTAGTTAATTACTACGAGAACAGTGGAGAGGGCTTACCCCACTACGCTAGAGAGTTAAATAGGTGGGCGGCAATGAAGGATGTGACCTATGGGAAACATTATGCGCCACATGATATTAAAGTCCGAGAGCTCGGAACAGGTAAGAGTAGACTAGAGATGGCTAGGTCTATGGGATTAAAGTTTACAACTGTAAGAAAGATACCAGTCATTGATGGTATCGAAGCGGTCCGTAACTTATTAGGTAAGTGTTGGTTTAGTAAGAATGATTGCTACAAGGGTCTAGAAGCATTGAAAGGTTACCACAAAGAATTTGATTCTAGTAAGGGAGTGTTTAGAAAATCACCTGTGCATGATGCAAACTCTCATGGAGCTGATGCATTTAGAACACTGGCGGTAGGACTAAAACAACCCAGGTTAGACAAAAAGAAACCGAAACACACATATGACGTCACAAACATCAGTTGGTGAGTACCACAGACTATCGTTGCTAGATGAGGCAGTAGTGTTATACCACTCAATTGGTGAGGACTTTATTAAACTACTGGACCAGTATATCAATGTACGTTCTGAAGAAGAGAAGTACTTATTTATATCTCAGGACTACATATTGATGGGACACGTGTCTGAAGATGATGAGGGCAGATACTGGCATGTTTCGTATGCAGCTCACAGAAAACCTGAGAAAACAATTGACTTGTTCTTAAGACTTGCACCGTTTTCGCTTGACAGAGTCAGGTTTTGTCGTTATCACAATATGGATACCGATAAGTATTATAATTGGAAATCTTTAAAACGTATATCTAAATATGGGCAGCAAACCAAAAGCACCTCCACCACCTCCACCGCCTCCAGCGCCACCGCCTCCTCCTACACCAGTAGCGAGAAAGCCGATCAGACAAGCAACAACACTGTCTAGGGCAGTGTCTTCTGCAGCTCTGACACGTAAGGCATCAAGACCAAGCAGCAGTCAAAAAATATCTGGGCGTCAAGTTTTGGGTAGTGGATCAGGTTTATATAACAAATAATGCTAAGTAAGTTACTACAGCGATACGAAGAACTTAAAACATTAAGATCTAACCTAGATCATATGTTTGTAGATGCACAGAGATATGTGCGTCCAAACAGTAATAAGTTCGACCACAATCATACAACCAAACAAGATGACGGATCTAGAGAGATGTATGACGATACCGCTGTGTGGTGTAATCAAATGTTTGCTAACGGATTATCAAGTAATTTGATTCCTAAGAGTGACCGTTGGTTTTATTTACGTGTACAAAATGTACCACAAGGAGAGCTTAGCGCTGAAGAGTTATCATACATACATTCTGTAGAAGATAGAATCTTGCATGAGTTCTCTTTACCAGAGTCACAGTTTTATTCTACATCTCATGAGTGTTTCTTAGATGTAGGTGCTTACGGTACATCACCTGTACAGATTTCTGAAGTAGATGGTGTTGTGAACTACAGAGCAAGACCGCTTGCTGATGTGTTCTTTGACACTGACTTACATGGTAAGGTCGACACAGTATTTTATCGTTGTTATAAAACTGCACGCCAGATGATGCAGATGTTCCCACAAGTTGAGGACATGAAGGGATTTAATCCTAAGGACTCTGTACATAACAAGTACGAACTAATTTATACTATTGAGCCAAATGAAAAAGGTAAAGATGGTAGTCGTATTGGTAGTAATAGACCTTACAAGGTTACATACTGGTGTCCAAAACTAAAAGATGTAATCCAAGAAGATGGTATAAGTTATTTCCCATTTTTAATTCCACGTTGGTCTAAACTTGCAGATGAAGTTTACGGACGTGGTCCAGCCTTCTCTTGTTTATCACAGATACGTGCACTAAACAAAATGGTAAAAGAAGCATTGACTTCTGCTGAGTATTTGAATTTCCCAACATTGATTGCTGAAGAGGATAGTATTATGCTTCCTATGAAGTACGGTTCTAGACAAGTAATGTTCCACGAGCCAGGTAGTGAGAAGCCATCTCCTATACTTGCAGGTAATCAACCACAATATGTAATGGAGATGATACGTATGTATCGTGAGTCTGTTAATCGTGCATTCTTTGTCGATCAGATTATCAGACAAGAGAAGAAAGAAAGACAGTCTATCTTAGAGATCCAAGACACACGTGGTCAGATGTTGAACCAACTTGCTCCCTTGCTTAACCGCATGGAATCAGAATACTTAGAACCAGCAATCGAAGCTACATTTAATCTACTTGAAAGAGCTGGTGCTTTACCTGAACGTCCAGAATCTCTGGATGGAGCAACTCTTGAAATTTCATACAGTAGTCCTAGTGCACAAGCACAGTATGCGACAAGACTGTCTGACATTAGTGCATTCATGCAAGACATTGCGCCATTGGCACAAGTTAAGCCTGAGATACTACAAGCAATTAACGAGCAAAAATTATTACAAAGCTATGCTAAGTTTAGAAATCTAGACCCAGAGATTGTTAAGTCTGAGGCTGATTTCGCACAAATGCAAGAACAACAAGCAGAGCAACAACAAATGCAACAACAAATGCAAGCTGCACCGCAAGTAGCTGGAGCTATGAAAGATGTAGCCCAAGCTAAGCAAGCGGACCCTGAGGGTATTGGGCAGCTACTTAATATATGAGCAAACTAAATAGTTTACAAAAGCTTATCGAGAAACGTAAGATTAAGGAAGACTTGACGCATATTATAGAAACACCAGAAGGACAGAGATTCTTTAAGATGTTACTACGTGAATGTCATGTTACTAAACCTGTGTTTCATGCAGAGGAGTCAAAACTACGAGAATGTGAAGGACGTAGGCGTTTTGCTATGAGTCTTTTAACATTACTAGCACAAGATGACCCCCAACAACTAATAGATAGATTAGAAGCAGAAGGTAAGAATTTATGATAGAAGAAGAAAATGTAGAACCAACAGGAGCGTTAGGAGCTGATCCTACACCTGAAACAACAACAGCTGAACCACAAGAGTCTAACAACGAATGGGGTTCATTGCTAGAATCATTACCTGAACAGTTAAGAGAAAACGAGACTATTAAGAATACAAAGTCTGTCGAGTCTTTAGCTAATCAGTTAATTAATGCGCAGAGTGCTTTAGGTACTAAGCGTATAGAACAGCCCAAAGAAGATTGGGGAGATGAAGAATGGGATAAATTTTATGACAACATACGTCCAAAAGATGATACGTATAAAATTCCTGAAGTAACCATTGAAGGAGCAGAGGCTGTTCCTGAACTAACAGACGAGTCACAAGACGAACTTGTACAGTTTGCTGGTGAGATGGGTTTATCTCAACGTCAATTTAATCAGTTATACCAACGATACATTGAGTTAGGTATTCAGGGAGACACTTTAACTAGTGAGCAACAAGCATCAACTATCTCAGAGAATCGTAAATCTGTGCAGATGGATTGGGGTGATAACTATGAGAACAACTTAAAGCAGGCTAATGCTGCTTATGAGGCAATGAGTCAGGAGATCCCTGAGATTAAAGAGCTCATTGAAGCAGATCCAGTTGTTGCAAACCATCCTGCAGTATTAAAGTTATTCCACAAGATAGCTGATTCTACACGTGATGCGTTGCCACCAGCCGCAAACAATCCAGCTACTGGCTTTGCAAATGATGCAGTGCACGGTATTAAGCATGCAATCCAAGAGTTAGACGAGCAAAACGCTCAACTAATTATGGCGGATCCATCAAGCATGTCTATGGCAGAGAGAACTAAAAGACAGGAAGTTATTAATAAACGTACTGCTTTATAC